AAAAGTAATTCTGGACCTATTGGTTTTCTTCTTTTCATTTGCTTTGTAGTTAATCCAACTCCGATTGGCTGGTTTTCACTGCTGCTTCTTCTTTTTCTTGCCATTAGATTTTTTTTACAGTTGAACCAGGTGCTTTACTTGCTTTATGAAGAACATCATTCCATCCAGGATTACGAGTGATGAGTTTGTCTTTCCACTCACCAACTTCTCCTGGACTTGCGGATCCTTGTGACCAATCCCTTTTCCATTCAGGATTGTCCTGATACCACTGGGTAATGTCATGAACACTCATTTCAATCACTTTCGTTTCACCAGTTTCTTTATGAATAATTGGATATATTGCCATAAGTTGTAATAATTTACAAAAATATTTATTCTATACAAATAGATGGTGCATCATCACATTCAATGCAATCAATGCACTCATCTATGTCTGGATTTTTTTTCAGAAACTCTTGAAATTCTTGTTCACTAAAAAGAACTTTGAATATATGACCAGTGAGATGGTCTTTAACACAATAGGTTTTCATTTTTATGGAGACAATCTAGCTTTATGTAACCTCTTTTCTTCATAATAACTAAAAATTTCAGGAATCCATTCTTTAATAATTGGAACCATACCTTCACACAATGCTTGAATTTCTAATTGGGCATCAAGTTTTGCACGAAGATCTAAGAAATGAAGTGCTGCTCTCAATGAGAATGAAACTACAAAGTTCTGACGAATGTTCTGAGGAAGATAATCTCTCAGATGCTCTTCTGCCATGCCACGATTTTCAAAGTTCTCTGCATAACGTTCGGATGCTGCTACACAGAACTTCAATTGTCTTTCATAATCTTCTTGTGTCCATTCATACTTATGTGCCTTACGGTCCAAATAAAGACCAGGAGGACGCACATAATAAACTTCTTCGGGTCTTAGATCACCCTTAGCAACCTTAATCACACGACGACCAGTATAACGTTGTGATTGAACATCAAATGATACACCAACACGATGAGTTCGTGCCTGAACCATTACATTATGAACGAATCCAGCACAGTCCAAAGTGATTGCAGGATGTTCCAACGGTCCCCAATGACCTCTTTCATTTGCAAGTAATTGGTCCACAACCCACTTTCCGCATTCTTTTTCAAACGGAATATCTTTCGTATGAATGGGTTCCTCAGAGTAATCATTCTTTCCTGCCTGATAAACAAGAGTTTGTGGAAGTGGTGTCTGCCGAAGCAACACAACTTTCATATTCTTATCTAGTTCTAGAAGATCTTTTGCTTTTACTGGTTTCATCCAAACCAACTCCCTTTAAGTGTTCTGTAAGATTGTTTTAGTGCTTTATGTAATTTTTTAACCTGAGCATATGCTTCCTTGGTGGAAAGTTTCCCACTACTTGCCAATCCAGAAATATATCCGACATGAGTAGCAAATACAGAAAGATTATTTTGTGCTGCAATATCTAGAAAATCTCCCTCTCCACTTGGAACGGCAAAAAGAAACTTTTCAAGTTCTTTATTCATTTCAGATTTTTCCAATTTAGTCGTCATCTTCAAATACCTCATCGTAATCTACAACTCTATTTGTTGCATCTTCATATCTATATGATGTTGGGTCTGAATAAATTTCTTCTTTCAAACTACCAATAAGAAGTTCTAAATTTTTAACAATCAGTTTTAGTTTATCTCGGTTCATAACTCCGTAGTGTTTTTTACTATTTTACATAAAAAAAGGAGACCTGTCAAGGTCTCCTTTAAATCAACGCATTGCCATTGCTAATTTTGCTTTATGTTTGCGTTGTTCTTTTTCTTTTTGTTGCTTGATCAAAACAAGCTGCCAGTTATTTTTAGTTTTCATTGAGGGTGCTCCTTTACTTTATGGGTATTGGTGCGTTCCTTCCCTTTTGGTACTTCCGTTTGCTATTCGCAAATAGCAAATGAACGTTTAATATATATACAATTAGTTTTGTAACATTTGATACAAAAAATCAATACTCAATGATTCCAAACAATCCGTCTTTCTCTACAATTGCTGTGCATTCGTCACACCAATCTCCACAGCACATATAGATTGTTCCATCATATTCACGAATGTTTGCATGATGAATATGCCCAACAATCACACCATCATATTTGGAAAATTTTCTTACATGCTGAATCAGATCCATTTCATACTTATCAATATATTCTTTTCCTCTTGGAATTTTTTTCAGAAAATTTACCAAAGAAAAATCAGTTGTTTTTTTCAGAAAATTATTCAATGGAGTAATTGTTTGATATCCCCAATTTAAAAAATATTGCTTCCAAGAACCCGATGAGTATTCAGAATATTCATCACCATGAATACATAAGAACTTTTTATTTTGTTTGCTGTGATGAACATAAGAATCACAAATCATTAGATTTCTGTGAAGATTTATAGGTTCGTTCTTCACATATTTTCTTGCAACAGCATCATGATTACCAAGAACATAAACAACTTTTGTTCCTTTTTCACACAATTCAAGAATCTTTTCGACTGCCTTTGTGTGTCTGGTTCTCCAATATGTATTGTATTTTTCCATACAATGCACATCAAGAATATCACCGACCATCACAAGTTTTTTTGTATTCAACCCATTGAGAAATTTAAGAAACTTTTCAATATTGCATCTATCTGTTCCTAAATGAACATCAGAAATGAAAACTGTATCAAATTGCGTCTTGCTCATTTTCTTTGAGGAGATTGGTTACAAGTTTTTCTGTTCCATCTAATTTTTTAATTTCATAAAGAGAAGATTTCATATATTTTTTAATCTTCTTATATTGCTTTTTGATATTTTGAAATTCTTCAAAATTAATATTTGCTTTGATATTATTATCAGTCATCTTTTTTTCTTTGTTTCTTTTGGTACATATCCATACATTTTGGGATTAATTCTACCATCGGTCCATTCAATGTTCAAAATATTTTCCTTACCATAATTATCATAATAATAATCAAATACTTCCACTCTACCAGATGATTGAACAATATCGTAGGATTCTTTACCTTCAAAGATATAAGTTACAAGATATGAATTAATTGGAAGTTCTCTATTTTTAGAAAGTTTTCTTTCACAATTTTTATGTATAATATTCATTTTTAGACTATGAACGACCACCCCAATTAATATCAGGATATGCTTCTGATACTATTTCTTTTGTAATTTTATATTTTGATTGAAGTTTTTTATCTTTTACAAGGCAAACAATTTGGGCTTCAAGAGGATGAAGTCCTTCTAACATTTGAATAAACATTGTCTCTCTACGAAGAGAAGACAGAGAATCATTTCCACCTTTAATGAAATTATAAAATCTCTTAAATTCTTTACGAATGGTAGTATGGCCACCAGTCAAATCACTTGCATTTCCGAGTGAAGTAGTTTCATTATACTCCATCGTATCGACAAGATTTTCTACCTTATCAGTTAAAGTTCCTTTGAACTTTTGTTCATTTTTTAAATTTGAATATGGAACATCACCAGGAGGAAGAATTGTAATTACAGATTCATCAAAATTCCAAATGAACAGTGCCTTCAAAGAAGGATGATCATATTTTTGTAAAATCTCTACTTTTTTTGCAGCAGACCTTTGTTTGTTTATAAGATCAAAAATTTCAAACACAAATGGATTTGCTGGAAGTTCAATACTGACTTCTTTTGGTGCTGCTGCTTTTTTAACTGTTGTTTTTTTAACTGCTGTTCTTGTAGGCATAATAGGTTGTTTCAACTCAATTTTTACTATTTAGATTAATCCTCGTCTTCTCCTTCCAATTCTTCAATTTCTTCAAACATCATTGGGTCAAATCTTACTGAAATGACTTCATCTGCAATGACATTTCCATCTTCATCAAAAAATTCTGGGTGAAGATATCCTTGATTTCTTTGATATTCAAAGCTAAGATTTCTTCCTAACCAACCGATAACTCCACCGACACATAAAAAAAGAAAACTAACTAAACAAAAAAGGGTGAGTTCTGGTGCGGTCATTTTCTGTCTCCGAGAGATTTACATTTTTCTAATAACAGAGAGTTTAAATTCAATATGTATTTCTCTTTTTAGAAGAGAAAAAACTTTACCAAAATGAAACTCTCTTTCTTTAAGTTCTTCTGGAATCGTCTTTCCTCCACTGCGAAGCATTAACTCAAATCCACGATTTATTTCGTGACCATCAAACTTATTTATAGACATTACAACATATTATTTTCTTGCAAATACTTGACTGTATCTGAACATCCACCTAAATGCTGTTGATTATAAATGACTTGTGGAAATGTAGAACCTTCACCAAATTCAGCATAGAATTCTTCTCTGGTGAAATTAGTTCCCAACTCATAATAAACAACTTGTTCTCCTTTTGTTGCAGAAACATGACTTAGAACTGTTTTCACTTTGTCACAATATGGACAACCGTGTCTTGAATAAACTGTAAAACTCATAAAACTATTAGCAAAGGTATAAGAATTATTAAAAATGAAATTAAGATCCCCATTACTTCGGAAGCAATGGGGTAGATACTACCATCATTCATAAATGTTAAGATGCATTATTTCTTCTTGGTCTATACTTATATAGATTTGAATTTGATTGTGGTTTCATCCATTCTAATATAGCATCATGTCTTTTTTCTGTAAAGAATTCTTGATTATAATACCAAGTCTCCCAATCAGAATGTGCCTTGGAACGATTACACGTTTCACAACAACAAATTACATTCGTAATAAAATCACTTCCACCTTTACATTGTGGAACTACATGATCAATTGTTAATTTTTCTGTGCTTTCACAATAAGCACATTTGTGATTCCATTTTTCTCGAATTGACTGTCTCCACATTCGTTTTGCATCTGAACTTGAACTTGTGTGCAAATGATACAAATACTCGTCAGAAGAATTGTAGAGTTCCATAAAGGAAAGCAACTTATAACTATTTATTTTTCTTTCTTATAACCCCTATAAGTTCTTTCAAAGTAATATAGATGTAGTGAAACTCATCCTTATAAGTGATATCTGAGTCTCGTTCAAGAATCAGTAGGATTTTCTTTATCATATTTTTTCTTACAAATATCTCTTGCCCAAGCACGACTTAAACTATCAACATAAGAACATCCTTTTTTAGACT